TCCAAATTCTCAATATCATCAATTTCAACATCTTGTGCTTCAGTTATTTTTTGCTGTGTGTTGATGCTTTCACTTTCTTTTAATAATTTATCAATTTCAATAACCATATTAAGTGCATCAGCATTTAGCTTGCCATTTTTCAAGTCATTTTCTTTTATGATTTTCTTATGACTCGCTTCTTTCTTATGTTCCGGCTCTTGGCTACTACCAAAAACTAATTTTTCGACCTGTTTATTATAATCATCCTCACTCAATACATTTCTTCCCTGAACGCTATCACCAACTACTGGTGGTAATTCTGATGGTGTTTGATTTGGAAGGCCAGGAATTGGCGGTGGAACTTCGCCACCCCCACCCGGAGGTGGTGGACCACCCATTGGTGCTGCGCCTTGACCGCCTGCTGGCATACCTGCGCCACCCGCTGGTGGAGCACCGCCCTCTGCTCCCGCAACAGCACCTGTTGCTGGTGGCATACCTTCAACCTGTTCACCGTATCTTTTATCGATATCAGCGAACAAACCGGATTTCTTAATTGTAACAGGAGAATCTTGAAGTTCTTGCATAATAACTTTCTCCATTTTCTGTTGTTTCAAGTCCTCAACAATTTCCCTATCACTCATACTAAATAACTGACGTTTTGCGTTAGTATGTGACATTGCTGCAATACCACTTTCTGCACGAGTTAACTCAGTATATGTCTGTGATTTATCACGCAATAATTCTGACTTCAATAATTCCTGTTGTGTTGAAGGATTTGTCAGAGTAAGAGTAAAATCTTTTAAATCGTCACCAGTATAACCCAATAAATACAAATGTATCATTGCCATTTTATTGAGTTCCTGAATCATGGCCTGTTGAATACGATTAATTTTTTTAGAAAATCTAATATCATATTGTGCCATATTTTTACCAGCACCTGCAGCATCTTGGAAACTCAAAAATGGCTTCGGAACACCTAATCCGGTGAATAAATTATCACGAAGATATTCTATGTCATGTATCTGGTCAAGGTTCTGTGCGCCAGGAAGTGTTTCAATGCCTGTTTGTGTGTTTGCGTTTCTAACGGGAAGAAAATAATCTTCGTCATTACCCATTATATTAAAACGATAGTCAATTTGGCCGTCATTAGGAGCAACCTGTGCAGTCTTTTTGAACTTAGTTGCTACTTTATAGATATAATTCTCAATATCATCTTCATCGATGTTTCCAACGTCAATTTTGAATACCTTTTTCTCACCAGCACGAATAATACGATAGGTTAACATAGCATCTTCGGCCATAATCAATTGTCTGAATACCCTACGAACCTTATTAAGGACCGATGAACCATATGGTAAGTACTTATCATCACCTAAAAGTCTAAAATGAGCAATTTCAAACACATTGAATTCATCACCAGTCATTCTTTCCTTAAATTTTACCAATGGTTTACCGTTTTGTATTCTTTCGAACCTCTCAATCTCGTAGTTTACCAATTGTTTTACGTGAGTAATACCTTTTTTTCTTTCGCCATAAAGTAACACGAAGTTATCACCATATTTTACCGTATTTCTTACCCAGAAAGGTAAATTTACGTTTACATTAACAATATCATAAAAATATTCTTCCAGTAAGAACTTAATACGTTCCTTATTGGAGTAAATGTTTAACATTTTTCCGTTCATGCCAATGGTTGTGGCTTCTTCCATGAATAAATCCAATGCACTTGAAATGATTGGATAAAATTCCATACCCTCATAGTCAATATACGCTGGAAGTCTGGCTGCTTCATATTGTAATGCTTTCTGGAAACCCCTGTCAGTTGTACGGAAGAATTTACTTTGAAGTTCACGCTTCTGCTCCAACTCCAAACCCTTTTTATGAATTTCTTCGGGCGTGTTTCCCTTAATAATTATCTTGCTTTCCTTAGATGGCAACGGTGCACCGATATTCGATGTTGAAGACATTGGTTGCGTTTCTTGGAAACCAAAACCATCTAAATTTAATAATTTATTTAGTCCCTGATATATCGTTAATTTACTTTTTTCTTCAGCCATTTTTATAATTTTTTATACTTTTTTATAAATACTTTGATTTTTCGCAAAAGTTGATTTATAATAAATACATTCTATCTTTTGTTTTTCTGTTTTATTCCATCAAATAACCAAGCATTTGCCATATATGGATTTAATGGTGATGCACTATTGGGCGAAATCATGGGTTTGTTCTTAAAATTATTAATTGTTGTGTTCCCACTATTCATTCTTCTTTCCATTTCCTGCATATCATTTACCGTAAGAAAAGCATTTAGCATTTTTTCACTAACGCTTTTACTTTGTTTATATCTTGCCATGTCGAAATTCAGCACATATAAACCAATCGATAGTCCCATAATTGAATCATCGTGGAAGCTGCGCTTGTGGTCAGCAACCCTATTGCCTGGAACTGTAACAAAGGTCTTCAACTCGCTTAATAATCTAACCGACCTAATCAAAACATCTTCCAAAGATACTGCTCTTTGCATTTCCAATAATACTGATGCACGGTTATTACCAATGAAGAATCCGGGAATTAAATCAACCGCAATAACGTTACCATCATTCATCGTTTTTTGGCCTTTTTTAATGTATCCCTGCAATCTATCTCTTGAAGGCTTATGCGTTACTTCGGCATAATGAACATTTTCATCGCCATAACCAAATTCCAGTAGTTTTTCTATTGTTTGTACACCATAACCACCAGTAATATCAATAACACAATACGCATTATTATATTTTCTTCCATATTGATATGCTATTTCAGCAAGAACTTGCGGTGCGACTTTACCATAATATTCGGCAACCTGCTCAACTTTATGTCTTTTAAATTTAATTTTTTTAGTTTTATCATTTTTAGTAACAACTCTTTCTTCAATAACCTCAACGGTTTTCAACATATTGAGCGTTGAACTATCTTCGCCATGTCCGGGCGAGGCATCTAATGTCATAATATATTCTTCACCAGGCAATGGGTCTTCCCAAACCCACATATTTAAATCCATATATTCTTGACGAATAGGAACTTTAACTTCCTTCTCTTGAATTCTCAAAATATATTCTTCATCAATAAAATTGTCACCAGAACCCAAGAATGAGCATAAAAGTTCCTGTGCAATTTTACGCATATCGCCATTGGCATCCTTAACCTGTTCTTCGAACCAAGGACTACTTGCTTCCCATCCCTCATCCATCATTTGGATTCTCTGTTCGTTACTCCAATTCTCATCAGGTAAGCGAATCTCATTTTCCTTTCTCTTATTCTTCAACCACACCAAATCCTTATTGTATCTTGGGTCATTATACCACCATAATTCAACGGCCTTAAAGTTATTCTTTAACGGGTCTCCTTCTTTTCTACGTGCACCATCGAAGTGTTTATAGAACACTGCATCAAGACCGGAAGGTGTTGAAACCATGATAGCACCACCACCAGTACCTAATGTTGGCCTTGCTGCGGTCCAGAACTTATCAGCTTTCTCTGTCCATGCAGTTTCATCCCAGAAAATCAGAGTTGGTGTCATACCACGAAGACCTTTTGAACTAAAAGCACCTAACCTTGAACCATTATCATAAATTTTATCTTTTTGGGTATCCTTTAAATTTTTTGCGTTTGCATCCCTACCAGTTTTCGGTCTAAGCCAATCAGGACAGCCTTCAATAAATAAAACAACATCACTCATGATTTCATCACGTGCGGTTTCAAGTTTATCGGCAACAATAGCAACCTGTCTATTCGCATTGAACATTATATACCATGCAATATATGCGCAAGTTGTTGTTGAAACGCCAGCCTGACGATATTTGTTGGCGACAACAAATCGATTATCTAAGTATGTTTGTATGAGTTTTTTCTGAAAATCAAATAACTTGAAGGGCACAATAAGACCAGCTTTACCCTGTGTTTGGTCGAAGATTCTCAAATAGGTTTCAATAAAATAAAACGGACTTAATCCGCAACGTATAATTTCGGCTTCTTGTTCAAACTTTGTTAATTCACTGGCTTTTTTTACTTCTCCCGAACTCGTAGTAATAATAGGTTCATATTTTCCACTCTTTTTACGTAGTTCTTCGGCCAGTTTTCTCCTTTGTTCCTTTTCCTTTTCTCTTTGAAAATCAAATGGTATAACGGGAACGTGTTCTGGGGCATCATCATCTTTATTTATAATATCTAATTTATCATCTTTCATTTATAAATATTTATAATAAATACTCACCGTCATAAAATAGCAAAGCACAATGCATATCTTGACGCATCGTGCTTCGATTTCCTTCTCCCAAATGGTGAGATGAACTTTAAACCGCAAGGCTTGGCAATAATCTGGTACTGTCAAGCCTCGAAACCCCTTGTTCCTAATAAGGTAACATGGGCAATTATAAATACTATGCTATTCGAACTTTATTGATGAACTTTCAATAAATTCTTTATCCTTTAAAATTATTTTACGTGCATATAATAAATCTTTCACACGTGCCAATGTCATCCCATAATGGAATACCAATAATGGAACATCTTCTTCCGATTTATCAAATATTTTTTCATACTGGTCGAAACCACTATTACTATCATCCTCATCCTTCTCTGTTTCATAAGCCAATGCATGTATTGTATGATAGCCATGCATATATGGCCTGTCAACTGCTTCATGAAGACAGAATAATTCAAAACTACTTGTTTTCAAACTAAAAATACCGTTAACATAATTTTCGGTTGGTGGCTGTGCATTATCACATGCCGGAACTAAATCCCAACACCATCCCTCAATATCAACATTAGTTTCATCTGCGGAAAAAATGAATTCATATAAACCTTCGTCCTTAGAATTATACCCAATTTTCAGAACATAAATCAACTTGAGTTTCTTATCATCGAATTCCATATATCGTGGTTTTTCATAAATACTATAAATAAAAAAAGCCACGTGGCGTGGCTTTATATTTTATCTACCTAATTCAAGTCCAGTTGTTTTTCGAATTTCATCTAAAGTTATACTTAAGCACATATCAAAATCACTTAACTTTTTATCCTGACGGGACTTTAATACGATGTGGATGCCCATAAACACCAATGATAGGCCGATAAGGGTAAAGAAAATTATGGGTAGTTTTAGAAATAATAGACTGGATACGAGTAGAATAATACCAATCTTTTGAGTCAATATTTTCCATGAAACCAACACATGAAGGTTGTCATCAATATATTCAGATAAAATTCTCCGGTATTCGAACCAATCGCACTCAGAATTATCTTCCTTAGTGCCTTGTACTTTCAAAAAGATGGCTAATTCTTGTTCCTTAGAGCCACCAATATAGGTTCTCCAATACTTTTTTCCTTCAAATGTCTT